CCTCGGAAATTCTCCGGGGGGATATTTTAGGGAATGTTTTATAACAGTTTTAAGGGCTCTGGGGGTTTCCTGCCTATCTTGCTTGCCTTGATATTCCTGTTCAGTGATCCACGTTCTCCAGATTTGACAATAAATCTCCTTTCTATTGAATTCCGTTGCCCTGGAGCCCTTAAAACTGTTATAAAACTAGTACAAAGTCGATAGATATTTGTATGAAAGGAGGTAGAATCGTGCCAAAAAAGAAGGAACAGTATATTAGAAGTGATCCAAAACCGGCAATAAGACCTGCACTTACTCCAGAAGCACGCGAGAACCAGCTCATTGCATTAGCTGTCGACCTTGCTGAGCAGCAACTCAGAGATGGTACGGCCTCCTCTCAGGTGATCACACATTACTTGAAGCTTGGATCAACAAAGGAAAGACTCGAAAAAGAGAAATTGGAAGAAGAGAACAAACTACTTCGAGCCAAAACGGAAGCATTGCAGTCTGCACAGCGTAGCGAGGCGCTCTATGCCGAGGCTATTGCCGCCTTCAGAACATATGGAGGGTATGGTAAAGATGAGCCAACTTAAAAGATATTCCGAGTTGATCCAACTCTCTTCTTTCGATGATAGATACAATTATCTCCGACTCAAAGGACAAGTCGGAGAAGACACATTTGGGTTTGATCGATATTTGAATCAGATGTTCTACACAAGCACTGAATGGAAGCAATTCAGGAATTATATTATTACAAGAGACAATGGATGTATTATGGGGTTATCTGATTATCCTTATGCTAGAGGCGACAGGATAGTAGTGCATCATATGAATCCATTGAACAAAGATGATATTATTCACAGTTCGGATTTTCTGATGAATCCGGAGTATGCGATCAGTGTTCCTGATTGGCTCCATCGGGCAATTCATTATAATTTGGACAATGTATCATTTGAACCAAAACTTGTAACCAGATATCCTGGAGACACATGCCCATGGAAAGGAGGACATTAATGGAAAGCATTCTTAATTCAGTTAAAAAGATAGTAAATGTAAGTTTGGAAGACGATTCTTTTGATCAGGATCTTATCATTTATACAAACACAATTCTGGCCGTCCTCACACAAATGGGCGTGGGTCCGGTGGAAGGCTTTGTAATTACCGGAGAAGAAGAGACATGGGATGACTTTGTTGGGGATGACATTAGAATCCAGTTGATTAAAACTTACGTTGGCCTTCGTGTCAGGATGATGTTCGATCCGCCTACTAATAGCTCTGCTGTACAGGCGTTCGACAACTCTATCCAGGAGACGCAGTGGCGGATCTATGCGATGACCAATTATGGGGGATGGACGTAATGCTCGATAACCGAGCAGTTCCTATTTATTATGGACAATTTCGAGAAGCAGTAATGCGAGGCGAGATCCCGATCAATCGAGAGATTGAAATGGAGATGCATAGGATCGATGATCTTATTGCTAACCCTGGGATCTACTATGATGCGGAAGCGATCAATGGTTTTATAGCGTTCTGTGAGAATGAACTTACATTGACTGATGGTGAGCCTCTGTTTCTTCTTCCGACATTCAAACTTTGGGCAGAACAGATCTTTGGTTGGTATTACTTTGTGGATAAGAGCGTATGGGTTCCTGCTGAGAATGGTACAGGAGGACACTACGAGAACCACAGAGTAAAGAAGAGGCTTATTAATAAACAATATTTGATAGTAGCTCGAGGAGCAGCAAAATCCATGTACGGATCTTGCCTCCAGGGCTACTTTCTTAATATCGATACGTCTACTACAAACCAAATCACGACTGCTCCAACGATGAGACAGGCGGAAGAGATCATGCAGCCATTGCGGACTGCTATAAGTCGAGCAAGAGGGCCTTTGTTTAAGTTCATGACAGAAGGATCTATCAGAAATACTTCTGGTTCTAAAGCTAACAGGCCTAAACTAGCTGCTACAAAGAAAGGCATTGAAAACTTTCTTACCAATTCGCTTCTCGAAATTAAACCTATGAGTATCGATAAGCTTCAGGGATCTAGATGTAAGGTTGCTACCATAGACGAGTGGCTGTCTGGCGATACAAATGAAGACGTTGTGACACCAATCGAGCAGGGTGCTTCCAAAAATGACGACTGGCTTATTGTTGCTATCAGCTCCGAAGGTACTGTACGTAATGGAGTTGGCGATACAATCAAAATGGAATTAACTGAGATACTTAAAGGGGGCTACATCAACCCACACGTGTCTATCTGGTGGTACAAACTGGACTCTATAGACGAAGTCGGTAATCCGGCAATGTGGTTGAAGGCTAATCCTAATCTTGGAAAGACTGTAAGTTATGAAACTTATCAGTTGGACGTAGAAAGAGCTGAGAAAGCTCCAGCTGCTAGAAACGATATTTTAGCTAAGCGTTTTGGAATCCCAATGGAAGGTTATACATACTTCTTTACATATGAGGAGACGATCCCGCATAGACATAGAGACTTCTGGAAGATGGAATGTGCTCTTGGTGCAGACTTGTCGCAAGGCGATGACTTCTGCGCATTCACATTTTTGTTCCCTCTTCGTGGAGGAGCCTTTGGTGTAAAGTCCAGGTGCTATATTACAGAACTCACATTGTCTAAGCTGCAAGCTGCTGCTCGTTTAAAGTATGAGGAATTCATTAATGAGGGCAGCCTTATTATTATGCCTGGAACTGTTCTTGATGTGATGATGGTATACGAGGATCTTGATACACATATTGCACATTGTCAGTACGATGTTCGGGCATTTGGATTTGACCCGTATAATGCTAAGGAGTTTGTAGAGCGTTGGGAGAGAGAAAATGGTCCATATGGCATAGAGAAGGTAATACAGGGTGCTAGAACAGAGTCTGTTCCTCTTGGCGAGCTTAAGAAGCTTGCTGAGGAGCGGCTTCTTTGCTTCGATGAGCAGATCATGATGTACGCGATGGGGAATGCCATTACGATTGAAGATACTAATGGCAATAGAAAACTCCTTAAGAAACGTTATGACCAAAAGATAGACCCTGTATCAGCTATGATGGATGCATATGTGGCATATAAGGTAAATGTGGAATTATTTGGGTAGGTGATCTGATTGTGGCAATATAGATATCCTGATGAGCTATATCATCATGGTGTAAAAGGCCAGAAATGGGGAGTTAGGAATCTTCCTAAATATGAGCGTCGATTTAGAAAAAGAAGAGCAAAAGCAGTATATAGAACTGATAAAAAACTTAGAAAAATGATCAAGAAGGAAGATCGTATTAAAAATAGTATAGACAAAGCAAAAGAACGTAATAAATCAGAAAAAGTATCTGAATTAAAAAATAAACAAAAAGCTATAAAGAGTATTCAGAAGTCGTTAACAAAATATCGTAATCGAGTTGCTTCTGGTTTGACGAAATATGAATTAGATAAAGGAAAAGCTTGGTGCCGTAATGAAACCGCGGCCAGAGTAATGACTTTATTGTTTACTCCTGTAATTGTTGGTGTCGGCGTAAATATAGGTTATTCTAAGAGAAACAGAGAAGTAACTGAAAAATATTCATAACATGAAGGCAGGTGATTTATTTGTGGCAATATAGATACACTGATGAGCTTTATCACAAAGCTGGGTTTAAATATATAGATAAAATTTTTAAGAATGGTCGTTGGCAGTATATCTATGACCAAGCTTCGTCTGGTGTTAACAACATGGCGCGACAGGTGTCTAATTTTCATAGACGAAATGTCAATGCTATTTCTAGTGCTTACCAAAACACTGCTGCGGCTATAGCCAACAACAGATTAGCTCGCCAAAGAGGGAGAGTAATCGATCGTACAGCTAAGGATGTACGTAAAGTATTAACTTCTAAAACAATGTCTGAGATAGCAAAAGCATCTGAAAAGGCACAAGAAAAAGCTGCTAAAAAGAAAGAGCGATATGCTAAAGCGGTTGGCAAAAGTGTTAAGAAGATCGCATCTAGATCCGCAAAAGACATTAAACTAGATAATGGAATAGGACTAGCTGGAAAAACAAAAAAGATTTTGGATAAAATCTCAGCTAGTGGGAATAAAGTTTATAAAGATGTGAAAAATAAAGTTGGAAACAAAATTGGTATGGAAGAGCGTAGACGTTCTGTCGCAGCTGCTGCCAGATCTGATATGTCACAATTTAGAAAAGGTGTAGCAGATAAAGTAAGTTCTCAAGCTATAGCTTCTGCTCAAAAAGATCCAAATAATGATGCAAAGTATAAACGGGCTATAGATACTTCTGATGCCTATTTCGAAGAAGTTACTAAGGCACGTAAAGATCAAAAAGACGCTGATATTGCACAAAGAATTTATTATAACACCCAGCTTGGAAAGAGAGATCTACGTAGAAAAGAAAAAGAATTAAAGAAAAAACGTAAAGGTTAAAGGTAGGTGATCTAGTTGTGGCAGTTTGTGACAGGTAACGAGCTTTATCACCATGGCATTCTTGGGATGAGATGGGGAGTTCGACGCTGGCAATATAAAGATGGCTCGTTGACTCCTGCGGGTAAGAAACGAGCCGCTAAACTAGCTAAAAAGTATAGAGAAACTACTAGCTCTGAGATATCGCCTGCTGTGAAAACTAAGCGTAAAATCGAAGATATGTCTAACGAAGAGTTAGCAGAGAGAGTAGTTAGAAATAGGCTTGAAGCAGATTATATGCGGAGTCTGTCTGATAAGCAGGCTATGATAAAGAAGACAGAGCCATTTATTAAGAAGTTTACTAAAGAAACCCTTTTACCTAAATTGGCATCTTCTCTTGGCGACGCATTGAAACGTCACACTGATAAAATTATTGACGATCTCTGGGAAGAGAAACTTGGTCCGGCCATGGGTATAGACAAGTATGATATGGCCAAGCAGATCAAGAGCGCTAAAAGTAAAGCTGATCTTAAGAGAGAGCTTAACCGTATTATCGAAGAGGATGCCAGAAAAAGAATGTATGACGACTGGGTAAATAATGATATGTGGAATAAGATTTATGAAGACGCATTTAATAAGCGTAGCAATAATAACAACAATAATAACAATAATAACAACGGAACTCCGTAAGATAGGAGGAAAACCTCAAAATGGCAGAAACATTAGCATCCAGGTTTAAGCACGCCTGGAATGCCTTTGTGGGCAATAAAGATCCCACGTTTCGATATAGAGACATTGGAGTAGGCTATTCTTATCGTCCGGACCGTCCTCGGTTTACAAGAGGAAATGAGCGGTCGTTGGTCACTTCGGTGTTCAATAGGATCGCTATGGACGTTGCGGCAATTGACATTAAACATTGTCGATTGGACGAAAACGATCGTTTTCTTGAAGAAATGGACTCCGGACTGAATACGTGTTTAAACCTGGAGGCTAATATTGATCAGACCGGTAGGGCATTTAGGCAAGACATAGTAATGTCTATGCTTGATGAAGGATGTGTGGCCGTTGTGCCTGTTGACACAGCGATCGACCCCAATAAGTCTACCGGATTTGACATTCTTACCATGAGAGTGGGAAAGATTCTTAATTGGTATCCGGAACATGTAAAGGTTCGAGTGTATAATGATCGAACTGGCCGAAAGGAAGAGATCACAGTATCTAAACGATCGGTTGCGATTATTGAAAGTCCACTATATTCGGTGATTAATGAGCCTAACTCTACTATGCAGCGATTGATAAGAAAATTGATTTTGCTTGACGAGACAGATGAAAAGACGGCGTCTGGGAAATTGGATTTGATTATTCAGTTGCCATATGTCATTAAGACAGATGCTAGAAGAGAACAGGCTCGGGAAAGAATGCAGGACATCGAGAATCAGCTATCCAAGTCCAAATATGGTGTAGCATATACCGATGGTACAGAAAAGATAGTTCAGCTTAATCGATCGTTGGAGAATAATTTGCTTAATCAGGTAGATAAATTACAGGAAAACCTGTATGCACAGTTGGGCATAACAGATGAGATCCTTAAAGGCTCTGCTGATGAAGCGACAATGTTAAATTATTATAGTAGAACAACAGAACCGATTCTGTCCGCGATCACTGATGAATTTAAAAGGAAGTTTCTTTCAAAGACTGCTCGAACTCAGAAGCAGTCTATTTTATTCTTCAGAGATCCGTTCAAGTTGGTGCCCGTTAATAGTATTGCTGACATAGCAGATAAGTTTACCAGAAACGAAATAATGACATCCAATGAGATCCGGCAGGCTATTGGGCTTAAACCATCCAAAGAGCCGAAGGCCGATATGCTTATCAATAGTAACCTTAATCATTCTCCTGAAGAAATGGGACAAATAGAGGGAGAAGGATATGATGAAAATGGTGAACCATTGTATGATGAGAATGGTCAGCCATTATATGAAGAATATTAAGAAAGGAGTTCCTCAAAATGGAAGCATATGATTTTTCCGGATACGCTACCAGAAACGACCTGACGTGCAGTGATGGTCGCGTGATCCGTAAAGATGCGTTTGCGCATTGTGACGGTAAGAAAGTACCTATTTGTTGGAATCATGAGCATGACGACCCGTCGAAAGTTCTTGGATATGCTATCCTTGAGAACCGGAATGATGGTGTTTATGCCTATGGTTCTTTTAACAACACTGCTAATGGGCAGGATGCGAAGGCCACAGTAGAACATGGCGATGTTACATCGCTGTCCATTTATGCAAATCAGCTTCGACAGAAGGGCAATGAAGTTCTGCATGGGGAAATTAGAGAGCTTAGCTTGGTCCTTGCCGGAGCAAATCCTGGTGCGTATATCGATTTTGTAGTAAAGCATAGCGACGAAGGTTCTGAGGAAGTCGAAGAACTGTATGCCAGCTATGATGAAAGGATCGTAATTCATTCGGCAGAAGCTGCCTCAGAAAGCGATCCCGAGCCTAAAGAAGATAAAGAGGAGGAAAAGCCTGTGGCTGAAGAAAGAACTGTCGGCGAAATTTTCGACGACATGACCGAAGAACAGAAAAACGTTGTATATATGCTTGTTGGCCAGGCTCTTGAAGATGCCGGCGTAGAAGATTCTGAAGGAGGTTCCGAAGTGAAGCACAATGTTTTTGACAACGATAGCCAGGATGAGGTCCTGGCGCATTCCGCGATGATGGCTGATGCTCTTGCTGACGCCAAGAAATACGGTTCCCTGCGTGACAGCGTGATGGCTCATGCTGAGGCATCTGGTATTACGAATTACGATTATCTGCTGCCTGAGCCCGATTCTCTGAACACTCCGCCCGAGTGGATCAAGGAGAATGAGGACTGGGTTAGCAAGATCATGCGTGCTGTTCATCACACCCCGTTCTCCCGCGTTAAGAGCATGTTCGCTCAGCTGGATGAGACCGAAGCTCGTGCCAGGGGCTACATCAAGGGCAATATGAAGAAGGAGCTGGCTCTGGCTGTTCTGAAGAGAACGACCCTGCCGACCACCGTGTATATTAAGATGAAGATGGATCGTGACGATATCATCGACATCACCGATTTCGACGTTGTTGCGTGGCAGCGTGCCGAGATGCGTAGCCAGCTGGATAAGGAGCTTGCTCGCGCGATGCTGCTCGGCGATGGCCGCGATCTGTCCTCCGACGACAAGATCAATGAGCAGAACATTCGTCCTGTCATCAGCGATGATGACATGTATACCATTAAGTACACCGTGACTGATGGTACTGACTATAATGATGACTTCAACTCTGCTTCCGCCAACGATTCCGAAGCGAAGGGTATCATTCGTGCTGCCGTTAAGTCTCGTAAGCAGTACAAGGGTTCCGGTAATCCGACCTTCTTCACCACCGAGGAAGTTCTGACCAACCTGCTGCTGATTGAGGACCAGAATGGTCGTCGGATCTATGAGTCTGAAGCCAGCCTGGCTACGGCCATGCGTGTCAAGGAGATCGTGACGATTCCTGAGATGGAACTGGATACTTACAGTGATGTCTATGGTATCATTGTTAACATGGCTGACTACAACACCGGTGCCGATAAGGGCGGTGCGGTTGCTATGTTCGACGACTTCGATATCGACTACAACCAGCAGAAGTATCTGATGGAGACTAGGATGTCCGGCGCTCTGGTTCGTCCTTATTCCGCGATCGTTCTCAAGAAAGAGAGCAAGGAATAATTATTAATAAGATCTAATAGGAGGATCAAACAATGAGTAAGACTGAAAAAGTGTTTGCTGTTGCCGACCAGAAGTATGTTGGCATGATCGTTGCTTATCCGGTGAGTGACGGAGATGATGGTTATTATGCTGCTAAGGTAGAAGAGCCCTCTGAGACTTTTGCCGCTGAAGAGTGGTTTACTGCTGAAGAACTGCATCAGGCGTTTGTTGCTGGTACTCTCGTTATTGCGACTGAAGATGGTTATGAGAGAGTTACAGTCGTAGCTGATGAAGTATATTCTGGTGCTGAGTCTGCTGTTACTGCCAATCCTGGCGAAGCCACCGATAAATAATTCCTCAAAATGGCAAGATTCGCTGGAAAAGTCGGGTTCATAGTAACCAAAAAGACTCATTTGGATGTATATGAGGAGATTCCGGTAGAACGTACCTATTATGGAGATCTTCTTCGAAACACAAGAAGAATGCAGGATTCCGGAACCCTAAATGATAATCTTGTAATTTCAAATGAAGTATCCATAGTAGCGGATCCGTTTGCCAGAGAGAATTTCCACAACATTCGATATGTAAAGTACATGGGGACTAAATGGAAGGTTTCTTCTGTTGATGTTCAGTTTCCAAGATTAATTTTGTCTTTGGGAGAGGTGTACAATGCGTAATCGAAAAGATCTACATGACGTTTTACAGGAGGCTTTGGGAGAAGAGTTTAAGTGTAATCTCTACTACCAGCCTCCTCCGTCTGTAAAGATGTGCTATCCATGTATTCGGTATTCTAGAACTCATATACTTAATAAGTATGCCGACAATGCTCCATATGCACAGGGACATTCTTATGAAGTGTTTGTTATAGATAAGAATCCAGATAGTCCAATCGTTAAAAGAGTCTCGCTGCTTCCGCAGTGTAGACATGATCGGCATTATACTGCTGATCAGTTAAATCATGATGTATTCACAATTTTCTATTAAGGAGGAAAAACATGTCTAAACTTGTTTGGGATCAGACTGGCGAAAGATTCTATGAAACTGGTGTTCGGAATGTAGTTCTTTATGTCCAGAATTCTGATGGTACTTATGGTAAGGGTGTTGCTTGGAACGGCGTTACGGCTATCACGGAGAGCCCCTCCGGTGCCGAGGCCACTGCCCTGTATGCTGACGACATTAAGTATCTGAATCTCATTTCCAATGAGGAGTTCGGTGCTACGATCGAGGCTTACACTTATCCTGACGAGTTTGCTGAGTGCGATGGTTCTGCCAATATCTTCACTGGTATTACCGTCGGTCAGCAGAATCGTAAAGCGTTTGGTCTGTGTTATCGCACTGCTATTGGCTCTGATACCGATGGCAACGATCATGGTTATAAGCTGCATATTATCTATGGCGCGAAGGCCACTCCGTCTGAGAAGGCCTACTCTACCATTAATGACAGCCCCGAGGCGATCACCTTCAGCTGGGAGCTGAGCACGACTCCTGTGTCTTTCGATACGAAGTCCACCGGCGGTACGACTCTTAAGCCCACTGCCACTATTACTATTGACTCCACGAAGGTTAATAAGACCAATATGGATGCTCTTGAGGCGTATCTGTATGGTGTAGATGCTTCTTCTGGCGTTTCTGCTACCGATCCCGGTTTGCCGCTGCCTGATACTCTGATTGGTCTTCTGACTGCTCAGAACTAAGTCTTGACTATTGGGGCCTCTTTTCTTAGGGGCCCCTTCTTTTTATTAGAAAGGAGATTTATTAATGCTTAAAAAGACAATTAAATACACCGATTATAACGGTGTAGAACGTACTGAGGATTTCTATTTCAACCTCACGAAAGCTGAAATTATGGAAATGCAGCTTTCTACTACCGGTGGTCTGGATGAGATGATTCAGAGAATAATCACCACCCAGGATGTGCCGGCGATCGCGAAGATCTTTAAGGATCTCGTGCTTAAAGCTTATGGTCAGAAGAGTCCCGATGGCCGTAGGTTTATCAAGAACGAAGAACTTACAGAGGAGTTCTCACAGACAGAAGCATATTCCGAACTTTACATGAGTCTTGCTACTGATGCAGATGCGGCTTCTGCCTTTATTAATGGTATTGTTCCTAAAGATGTAGCCGAAAAGGCCGCTGAGATGCAGGCAAATAACCAGCTGCCTGGTTCTCAGGATTAATGCTAGTTCTTACAATACCTGGAAGAGAAATATGGGATGAGGCTAATGAACGATTTATTGTGACTGACACCTGCACATTGCAATTAGAGCATTCATTGGTCTCATTATCTAAATGGGAGTCAAAATGGTGTAAAGCTTTTCTTAGCGAGTTCGTTGAGAAGACCGAAGAAGAGGCATTGGATTATGTCCGATGCATGACGATTAATCATGTAAAACCCGAAGTGTATCATGCTTTGACCCAGAAAGATATTCAGAAGATTTCTGACTATATTAATGCCCCGATGACGGCTACAACCTTTTCTGATCAGCAGAAAAAGGGGCCTAGGAATCGAGATGTAATCACTTCCGAACTTATTTACTATTGGATGGTCGCTTTACAGATTCCTTTTGAATGCCAGAAATGGCATCTTAATCGTTTATTAACATTAATACAGGTATGCAACATTAAGAATCAGCCTCCTAAGAAAATGAAGAAGGCTGATATTTTGAGTAGAAATGCTTCCTTGAATGCTGCTCGTAGAGCAAAGATGGGAACAAAAGGATAGCAAAGAAAGGAGGAAAGAGCATGATAGTATTCAGACAAAAAGGCGATTTTAGAAAATTGAATGGCTATTTTGAGAGAGTAAAAAATGCTATTAAGATTGGAAATCTCGATAAATTTGGAAAAGCTGGAGTAGAGGCTCTTTCCTCCGCTACTCCCATAGATTCAGGAGAGACAGCAAGCTCCTGGTACTATGACATTAAACGGGAAAATGGGAGAGTTACTATCAGTTTTAATAACTCTCATATTAATAAAGGCGTACCGATTGCAATAATTTTGCAGACTGGTCATGCCACTCGAAATGGTGGTTGGGTTGAAGGAAGAGATTACATTAATCCTTCGATACAACCCATTTTTGATGAGATAGCAAGTGATGCGTGGAAGGAGGTCACGAAAGTCCAGTGAGTACTACTATTGATGAAAAAGTAGTAGAGATGCGATTTGACAATGCTCAGTTTGAGAGAAATGTCAGTCAATCTATGAGTACTTTAGACAAGTTAAAAGCAAAGTTAAACTTTAAAGACTCCTCAAAAGGATTAGAAGAATTACAGCATGTTTCATCTAAGATGGACTTTTCCACGCTTAATGGATCAATAGAAACAGTAAAGAATAGCTTTTCGGCCATGGAGGTAATTGGTATTACCGCGTTGGCCAATATTACGAATTCGGCAGTTAATGCCGGTAAACAGCTTGTAAAATCACTTTCAATCGATCAGGTTACTTCTGGTTGGAGAAAAGGTGAAGAAAAGATAGCTTCTATTCAAACATTGGTCAACTCTACTGGCAAATCTCTTGATGAAATAGAAGATTATCTTAGCCAGTTGATGTGGTATTCAGATGAAACCAGTTATAGCTTTACGGAAATGGTTTCGTCTTTGGCTTCTATGACCTCATCTGGCGGCGACATTGATAAACTGATTCCTACTATCATGGGTATCGCTAACTCTACCGCATATGCTGGTAAAGGCGCTGCCGAATTTAGTAGAGTTATTTATAACTTACAGCAGTCTTATGGTCAGGGATATTTGTCTGCTATTGACTGGAAATCAGTTCAGCAAGCTGGCGTTGCTTCTGAGGCTTTAGTAAAAGTATTAATAGAAGAAGGAAAAAAAGCCGGAACAATAGCTGAAGATTTGGCTATATCAGTAGGCGAGTTTCCACAAACATTAAAAGACAAATGGGTTACTTCTGAAGTAATGGAAAAAGCATTTGGTAGATTGGCAGAATTCTCTTTGGCTGTCAAAGAGATGGTAGATTCTGGAGAGGTTTCTACTGCAGCGGAAGCTATTGATATTTTAAGAGACTCATATGATGAGTTAACAGTTAAGATGTTCACTTCAGCGCAGGAAGCTAAGTCTTTTTCAGAGGCTATTAATGCCACAAAGGATGCTGTTAGTTCTGGCTGGATGACGACGTTTGAAAAGATATTTGGTAACTATGAGGAAACTAAAGCTTTTTGGACTGAAGTCACTAATAGTTTGTGGGATATTTTTGCTTCTGGTGCTGAAGCCAGGAACGATGCCATAGAAGAAGTGATGACCAACAATGGAGCGCTAGATACTCTAAAGAAAACTCTCGCTTCTACTGGTCATTCTATGGACGATTACGAGAAGGCATTACGTTCTGTAGCTGCCAGACAGAACATTAATGGCAAAACTATTAATGTTCTTATGGATGAATACGGAAGTCTTGAGAATGTTATTACAAAAGTTGGTATACCAGTAAAGTATCTAAAGGAAGCCTTTGAAAAGTTAACTGGATCTGAAGGTCAGATAGCCACCGTCACTCAAGAAGCAGCAGTATCGCTGGAAGAAATGCGATCCTTAGTGAACGCTGTGATACGCGGTGACTGGGGTAATGGTCAGGAACGGGTTAATCGTTTGACTGAGGCCGGGTATAGCTATGCTGCTACTCAGTTTCTTGTAAATAAGAACTGGGATAGAACCAACCATACATGGCAGGGCGTTGAAGTAACAGCTGAAGATTTGGCTGAAGCCATAAAGCTCATGACCGATGAGCAGAAGAAGAACATGGGCATGACTGACGATCAAATTAAAACTTTTGACGAGTTGGTCGACAAAATATCTGAGGGTAAGATGACCGCAGATGAGATGTGGGCGGCATTGGAAAAGCCTACTGGAAGAGCTCTTCTTACTGGAAGTATTACTAATGTTCTTGAAGCTGTCTCTACCTTTGTTACAGTTATTAAAACTGCCTGGGGCGAAGTATTTGGCGGAGTTAATACTGGTGCTATATACAATACCATTGAGGCTTTGAACAACTTTACCAAGGCCCTTATTCTCGATGGTGTAGAAGAAGAGGATGGAGAAGTAGTATTAACCAGTCAGGCTCGTAAATTTGCAGATGCGTTGCACGTTGTATTTGGTGCGATTAAAGTAGTTACTAGCATTGTGACTGGCGCGTTTAAAGCTGCTTGGACAATAGTAAAGAATGTATTTAAAGGTGTTTCCACTATTGTAAAAGCGTTTATCGATATGTTACCGAAAGGTGTTTCCAAGTTTAAAGATTGGATAACCAATGGCGAAAACATTGCCAATTTATTTGATAAAATTGGAACCGTTGTAAATAAGGTCGTAGATTTTGTTGTTAAGTTGGTCAAGTCTTTCCTTGAATGGGAGCCAATCAGGGTTCTTGTATCGAAGATTTATGACTTGTTCGTTTCAATAAAAGATGTTTTAAGAGGTATATTTGATCCTATTACTAATGAAGATGGATGGACGGTAGCATTAAGTTTTCAGGAGATAGCTTCCAGAATAGGCGAAGTATTAGGAAATATTGTAAAAGCTATTGCTGATAACGCAGTCGAGATCGCTTCTGCCATTTGGGAAGTAGGCAAACAATTAGTTCTTGGTTTGATCCAGGGGATTAAAGATAATAAAGATGCGATTTGGGACTTTGTGTCTGGCATCTTTAACGGAATTATAGATTTCATTAAATCTATATTCGGGATCCATTCTCCATCTTTGGTAATGATGGCAATAGGCGGTATGCTTATCGCTGGCTTAGTCGCTGGACTTACTGTCGGCTGGGACAACATCTGGCAGGCAATAAAGGATCTTGGTAAGAAATTCATAGAAAACATAGGACCAGTAATCAGTTGGGTAACTGAGTTTATTATCACTGGATTACAAAGTCTTAAAGATGGTATAAACAATATCATAGAATGGGTTAAAGAGAATCTTCCTGGTCTGGCTAATTTCTTCAGTGATCTAACGTTTGGAAAAGCTGTTGGAGCTGGTTTAGGTATTGGCGGTCTTGTTGAATTAATAAAGCTTGGCGATACTTTTAGAAATTTCTCTTCTATACCAGAATCTATAGCTGATATTACTGATGCCTTTAGAAAGATGATGAAGGCTGCTAAATTCAATTTATTTACTATTGGCATCAAAAATCTTGCTACTGCATTACTGTTGTTAGCCATTGCCGTAGCTATTTTAGTTGGTTCACTATGGGCTCTTGCAATGATTCCTGCCTCTAGTCTTGAGCAGAACCTGAAGACTTTAGGTCGTATTATTCAGAACATAATATTCGCCGTTGCTTCTTTGATGGGATTGAATAAGCTTCTTGGCGGAGGCTTGACCGGTTCAATATCTAAGAGTGGTGCAGATTTCTCCAAAAAGGGAAGCGGAATATTTGGTGCTCTTATCGGCTTTGCGATTGCTATAGTAGCATTTGCTTTGGCGATGAAAATAGTATCTACTATTGATGAGAAGGATCTATGGCGAAGTTTTGCCGTAATGGAAGCCATAATTCTTACAATGGTTGGTGCCCTTGCTACATTTATGCTTTTGGCTAAAGGAATACCAGAAAAGTCAAAAGCAATAAAGCAGGTCGGCAGCACAATGCTCAAAATGGCGATTGCGTTGTTACTTATGGTTATTGTTTGTAAATTAATTGCCAAACTTAAAGCGAAAGAGATCGCCGGCGGCATTATAGCTATGGGCCTTCTTGTTGCCTTTATGCTCGGAATGAACATGACGACCAAATATATGAAACATGACCCAAGCATTGGTCTTCTCAAAGCGGTTATTGCTTTGGGTATTATGGTATTAATATTTAAACTAGCAGGAACATTAAAGCTCAAAGATATGGTAAACGGTGTAGTTGTGATGCTGGCCTTTTTACAGTTTATTATACTTTTTGGTGCTATTAGTAAAGTATTTCCAGATATGGCGTCAATGACCGGATTACTTTTGTCATTAGGCGTTTGCATCTTGTTATTGTCTGTTTCTGTTAAGATCCTGTCGTCTATAGAGCCAGGAAAAGCATTTGTTGGTATAGCAGCATTAGTTGCTCTTATGGCAGCAATAACTGGAATGCTGTGGGGGATCAAAGCTGCATTCAAAGGTACTACCGAATTGCCTAAATTATTTGCAATAATTATGGGTTTGACTGTGATGCTAATAGCGATGACAGTATGTGTTGCTATATTGTCTGTGCTAGATGCAGCCGGAGTAGCGCAAGGTGTGGTGGCTATAGCAGCATTGGCAGCAATAATGGCAGGTTTGCTCGCTATGGTAGTTATGATACTCCATGAAACTGGAGGTCAAAAAGTCGAAGGTGTAATGGGTGTAATAATAGCTCTTACAGCAGCTGTTGTGGCAATGACCGCCTGCTTACTTATTATAAATCTTTTATCAGAAGAGCAGGTAAAAAGAGGCACATTAGTATTAGCTGCGCTAATGGCAATGTTTGCTCTTATGCTCGCTGCCGTAGCATTGATAGTTAAATTTGCCGGTAGTTCTGTGAAAGGCGTAATGGCAGTGATCATTGTTCTAACAGTATTTATAGCTGCTATAGCCGTATTGTTGATGGTTCTTTCTCAGGCTGTTCAAGATCCAGAGAAACTGAAATTGATGGCCCTTGCTCTTGTGGCAGTGCTTGCGACACTAGCTTTGGTTATGATTGCAGCTGTAGCAGTTGGTGCGGAAGCTGCACTTGCGATAATTGGCCTTGGTGTTATGGTTATTGCTCTTGGTGCTTTCTGGGCCTGTGCGTTGCTTATTAAACGGATTAATCCAGAAGGATTATTACCGCCGATACAAGCATTAGAAACCCTTGTAACAAATATGTTGCCCATAATGCTTATGTTGGCGTCGTTTGCTATCCTCGGCCCACTCGCTGCTGTTGGCATCGTAGCTTTAGACGTAGTATTAGCGCTTCTTATAGGCTCTATGACTACATTGGCTGGGATCGTTGGTTTTATTGAAGGCACATTTGGCGATGGGTCTGCTATTCGTATTATTAATTATATTGGTGACGTGCTTAATGCCCTTGGCGAAGCAATTGGCAAAGGCATATCTGGTTTTGTGCTTGGATTGACGAACGATCTTGAAGAGATTGGCGAGAGGATAAGTTCGTTTGTTGACAAGATAACTCCTGGTTTAGAAAAAGTTAGTGGCTTTGGTCCAGAATTGGTAGAAGGAGCTCAAAATCTATTAGGCTTCTTTGTCAACCTCACTGGATCCAAAATAATGAACGCCATAGGTGATCTTCTCGGCACCGATACTGATAAATTGGGTGCCGATATGGCCAAGTTTGGCAATGCTATTCGTGGGTTCTATTTCGCCATGAAGGATATCGATTTTAATGTAGTTGATCTTGCTACTCATGTTGGCGAAAAATTAGTAGAACTGCTTAATATGATCGAGCCCAATAAGGGTTTATTTACTATATTTAAAAATGTCGATATGGACGATTTCAAAGCAGATGCGAAAGCATTTGGAGAAGCTTTATCGGCTTATATAACTGCTTTAGGTCCAGCAATTGCTATGGGTCTTCCAGCATTGCTTGCGGCCGAGATAATGGGCCTTGTTGCTTCTGGAATGGTAACTAACATGAAGGATTTGGATGGTTATCGTTCTAAAAAGTCATCTATAGAAAAGTTTAGAGATGATATGCAGATATTTGTGCCGGCTATGGCTGATATTATGGATCATCTTAAATTAAAGTCCGCGGTTCTAACTTCTACTGTTGGTGCAAAAGCATTGACATCTCTTACTGAGACTTTGGTAGAGTTGGAGAAAGGACTTCCCCGTCGGGGTGGCATAATTGATGCCTGGTTTGGAAAAGATGATATTGGTAAGTTTGGCGCAAGAATGACTGAATTTGCAAAAGGTGTTTGTCTCTTTGCTCAGGTAATTGTCGATAAAGGGGCTAACCTGGATAACAATCTGGTCAATAAAGCTATCTATGTTGCAAAGACTCTTGGCGCGATCGAAAGTAATCTGCCTACCAATACTAATATGGTGGCTTCTTGGTTCGGTAAAGATGTCGCTGTATTTAGTTCTTCTGGCGGGGATATTGGCGAATTTGGAATCAGACTTGGAACATTAGCTAATGGCATTTGCGGATTTGCTGATAAGATAGCCAACCATGGTCAGAATCTTGATAACGGTCTTGTGACGAAAGCAGTCACTGTGGCTAAAGTGTTAGCCGCATTAGAAAGCTCTTTACCAGATAAGCAGACTGGTATCAAAACCTGGTTCTCCAATACAGAAGAAGGCACATTTGATGATTTTGGTCATGCTTTAGGAGTATTAGCCCAGGGCATTCTTGATTTTTCAGATAGTTTGGGCGATGCCGATTATAGTAATGTGATGCTATGGATTCCAAAAATCGAACGAATGATAGCATTGCTCAATACTATTGGTAGCGTATGCGCAAGGAATAATATTAATGATATTTTCCAGGTTATTAATGGTGTTGGCGTCCTTGGCGAAAAGATAAAGCATTTTGCTGATGAAACAAATGGATTGGATACAACATCTTTTGATGCCGGAATGAGTGCGTTGTCTAGCATCTCAAATGTGGTTGGCGATCTGACTACAGGCAAAGCTCAGGCTTTCTCCTTTATGGCAGATGGTATGTCTAAACTTGCTACAGCTGGTGTCGATACATTTGTTTCTTCTGTTGATAACATTGAGAATCTTAATAAGATTATCGATGAAGCTAATAAGTTGGTTCATGCTTTCGTCGATGAATTATCATCAGATGTAATGATGTCTTACATTGAAGATGTTGGTAACGAGCAGGCCGACATGTATGTCGACGCCGTTGGGCTGCAGACGCATGTTAGTGATGCGCAAACAAAAGGTAATCAGCTTGCTCAGGGGTACATTAATGGCTTAAAGTCAGAAGGCAAACTTAAGAGTGCGTATAATGCTGGTAGATCGTTAGCAAAGAAGGCTTTGCAAGGTATTGCTGATGGTCAGGCTTCCAAGTCGCCATCTAGAGAAGGCATCAAGTATGGTAATTACTTAGGAGAAGGCTTTGTCATTGGCATTGATGCTTATAGTTCGAATGTTTATTCTTCTGCGTCTGATCTTGGCACAACTGCTGTTAATAGCCTTGGCAATGCCATTGCTAGCGCAAGGGAAATGCTCGATCAGAACATTGATTCTCAGCCTACTATCCGACCTGTTCTCGATCTCAGTGAGATCCAGGCTGGCGCTGGGCAGATTGGAAGTCTTCTTAATGCAAGTCCATATATCTTTGGTGGATCTAGCACTGCTCAATCGATCAGTAGAAGTTTTATCGGTCAAAATGGAAGAAATTATGATGTAGTTTCTGCCCTTGATCGTCTTGGCAGCGATATTGTGAATAATAGTTCTGGAGATTCGTACGTAATCAATGGTGTTACTTACGAAGAAGGATCAGATGTAGCTGCGGCTATTCAGACGTTAGCTCATGCCGCAGTTATTAGTGGAAGGAGATAAGATATGGGAAACAGAGCAGCTTCGTATGACAGAAATGTTGGCACATATACTGTAGTTCGAAACGATACTTTGTGGTGGATTTGTACAGATCTTATTGATCATATCAGGAATGCTTCCGAGCAACCTGGAATGACCGTCAACCAGGCCATGACTTGGGTGGCAAACAAAAATAATATGGCAAGCATCAATGAATACTTGTATGTTGGACAAGTACTCGCTATCCATGATGTTGCTAGCAGTTCTTCTACA